GCCGGCGCGCCGACCAGGGACCAGGCGAAGCGCATCTATTGGGATGACCTGAAGGCCATGGTACCGCGCCGCTTCATGGCGAAGCCGCCCAGCGAAACCGAGCTGACCATCTGGCTGGTGAACGGCGGCGAGATGCACGTGATCGGCCTCGACAAGCCGGCAAGGATCGAGGGCGCGCCCTGGGACGGCGGCATCCTCGACGAATACGCCAACATGAAGCCTGGGGCCTGGCAGGAGAATGTCCTGCCGGCGCTGTCCGATCGCAAGGGCTGGTGCGATCTGATCGGCGTACCGGAGGGTCGGAACCACTATTACGAGGCCGACAAGAAGGCCAAGGCCTTCATGGCCGAGTTCGGCGCGGCGAGCGAGTGGGGATCGTTCCATTGGGTGTCGGCCGACATCCTGCCGCCGGAGGAGATCGCCGCGCGGCGCCTCGACATGGACCCGCTGACGTTTCAGCAGGAGTACGAGGCGAGCTTCATCAATTTCGAGGGCCGGGCCTATTACCCGTTCCTGGAATCGACGCACTGCGCCAGGCTCGACTACATCCCATCGGTGCCGCTGGCGTTCTGTTTCGACTTCAACGTCGATCCGGGCATCGCCGTCATCGTCCAGGAGCAATTGCTGCCGTCGGGCGAGGTCGGCACCGCGGTCATCGGCGAGGTGCACATCCCGCGCAACAGCAACACGCCGGCGGTTTGCCGGAAGCTGATCGCGGATTGGGGCCACCACGCGGGACGCGTCACATGCTATGGCGACGCGACCGGCGGTGCGCGCGGCACGGCGCAGGTGGCGGGCTCCGACTGGGACATCATCCGCGACGAGTTGCGGCCGACCTTCGGCGAGCGGCTGCGTTTCCTGGTGCCGGCCGCCAACCCGCCTGAGCGCTCGCGCATCAACGCCGTCAACACGCGGCTGCTGAGTGGCGCGGGCGCCATACGCCTGATGGTCGACCCGGCCAAGGCGCCCAATGTCGTGAAGGATTTCGAGGGTGTGTCGCTGCTCAAGGGCGGTTCCGGCGAGATCGACAAGAAGGCTGATCCGATGCTGACGCACTTGACCGACGGGCTCGGCTACTACGTCGTGCGCGAGTTCCCGATCGGCGAGCCGAGCATCACCTTCGGCGCGCACTGATCCCGCAATGGCATTGCTGCACCAGCGGCCCCGCCCATCGCTCTGGCGCCGCGCCTGGCAGAGCTTCGCGCTCCGCGCCGGCCGGCGACGGATGGAGCCGCAGCGCAAGACCGACATCTATGCTCGCCTCAAACAGATCGGGTCGTGGAACCTTCGGGACAGCCGGCCGACCATCAAGCCGGTGCCCGCCAATCTCCGGTATTTCAGCCGGACGCCGTACGCGACGCGTGCCATCTCGCTTTATTCGCGTCCGATTTCGATGCTCGACTGGCAGGTCGTGCCGCGCGAGGGCGTGAAAGAGAACTCGGAGATCAAGCGTCAGATCGAGATCGCGACGGCCTGCCTGCCCAGTCCGAACCACGATGACTCGCTGGTCTCGCTACTGCAGCAGATCGTCGAGGACATCTGCGTGTGTGGCGCCGGCGCGATCGAGCAACAGCCCGGCGGCGATAAGATCCGCCCCCTGTGGCTTTGGCCAGTCGACGCGCTGTCGATCCAGATCTACGCAGATTGGGACGGCGATGCGAATCGGCCGCGATATTGCCAGACCTACGGCTACGGCAATGTCGGCGTGGCCCAGGGCAAGGATTTGCTCAACCGCGAGCTGATCTACATGCGGGAGCGGCCGACCACCGATACCCCGTTTGCCGTCGGCGCGCTTGAGGTGGCTTTCCAGACGATCAACCGCCAGCTCGGCGTCGCCGAGTATTCGGGCAACGTCGCGGCCAACGCTCATCCGGCCAACATCCTCTGGATGAAGGGCGCGAGCGTCGACGAGCGCGAGGCGTTCCGGGCCTATTGGCGCAACGAGATCGAGGGACAGGGCCAGGTGCCGATCGTCGGCAGCGAGGACGCCAAGGTCCTGGCGCTTCGCGAGGCGACCGACAACGGTCTCTTCCTGAAATACCAGCAATTCGTCATCCGCGAGATAGCGACCGCTTTCGGGATCAGCCCGCAGAACCTCGGCATCGAAGCTGACGTAAACCGCAACACGTCGGAGGTCGCGGAAGATCGGGACTGGGACCTCGGCATCAAGCCGATGGCGAAGATGATCGCGCGGTACATCAATCGCGAAGCCATCTGGGGGTCGCTCGGCTTCTCTCAGATCGAGCTCACGCCCGGCGGCCTCGATCGAGAGGACGAAAAGGCGTCGGCCGACATCTTCAAGATCGAGTACGAGGGGAATGCGATCACCCCGAACGAATATCGGGCGCGCCGCAACCTGCCGCCGCTCGAAAGCGCGTGGGGCGACATGGTCTATGCGGATGCTCAGATCGCGATCAAGGGCGCGCAGGGCGCCAAGCAAGTCAACCCCGACCTGGTCGACAAGGAGTAATCGCCATGGGTTTTGACCTTCACACGGTCGAGGTTCCGAACGGCAGCTCGCCGCTGTCAAACCCCGATCGCATCAAGCTGGCGCCGCTCATGGGCGTGGCGACCACGGCTGCGGCCAGCGAGGGCGCCGCGGTCACGGTCGCGGTGAGCGGCCTCGAGCTGCCGGCGACCTATGGCGTCGTGGCGACCCCGAGCCAGCCGGCGCTCGTCTCGGTCGGCAGCAAGACCAACACCGGCTTCACCGTGACGCTCACCCCGCCGTCCGCGACCGTCACGCTCTCGGCCGGCACGGTCGACATCCTCGTGATGGCCTGACCGGGTACCGCGCAATCCCACCCTGAGAGGAGCTTTCCATGGGCGTTCGCACCAATATTCTCGCTATCACCCCGCTTTCTGCCGAGACGTCGACCTGCGCCACCAACGGCCAGGATCTGCCTGGCATGCTCAACTTCGCGGCCGAAAAGGTCGCCGACGCGATCCAGGTGCTGAACGCCATCAACGATTTCATTCCGGCGGGGTCGAACAAGACCGCGATCGGGACTGCGATCACCGCGCTGACCTGACGATCATGGCTAAGGGTAAGCGGCGGCCGAAGGGTGCCGCGGGCGAGACCGGATCGACCGGCGCCGCAGCCGCGCCCGGCGCCGTCGAAGACATCGTCGCCGCGGAAGACACCTCGGCGGCGTTTGACGCGTCGGTCCAGGATCAGCCGTCCAACCCTCCGCCAGCGCCGTTGCATGTGCGGATCGCGCAGATGGTCCGCGCCACCGAACGGACCGCTCCCGCCGAAAGCGCTGCGCTCCATCACGTCCTAGTCGACCTGCAAGCCGCCCGACGCAAGGCCGCGCACGGGCTGGCCGAGCATGTCGTTACGCCTGTGGCGCGGGCTCTCCTCCTCGAGATCGAGACGCTCTAGGCCCTCCCCATGCCCCTGACCAAGGAACAGCGGAACGGGCTGCCGCCCGAGATGTTCGCCGTTCCGGGCAAGCGCAAGCTGCCGATCCACGACGACGAGCACACACGGCTCGCCTGGGACATGGTCGACAACACGAAGGGGCTGACCGACGCCGAGCGCGTCGAGGCGCGCCGGCGCATCAAGGCGCGGGCCAAGGAACTCGGCATCGACACGAGCGATTGGGACAAGCGGCTCCAGCATGCCGCAGTTCTGTCGCTCTTCGCTATGTCGCTCGAACTGCCGGACATAGAGGATCATCCGAACCGGATGCCGTTCTCCGGCGTGCTGACCCGGATCGACACGCCGTCCGACCAGGCCGTCGGCGGCTCCGGCGGCAAGCGGACCTATCTGCCGCACGCGGTGGCCGAGAAGGCGCTGCCGTCGCTGCTCGGTAAGCCGATCGACTTCACGCCCAACTTCGATGGGCACGACGTCAAGCGGAAGATCGGAACGATCACCGCCGCGACGATCGAAGGTGACGCTCTGAAGATCGAGGGCTTTTTCTACGCTGCGGACTTTCCGCAGGAATGCGAGCGCATCAAGGTCGAGAAAGAGGCCCTGGGGTTCTCCTACGAGATCCAGGCTCAAACTCTGCCCATGGGCCGCGACCTGCTTCAGATCGTCGGCGGGACGTTCACCGGCGCGGCCGTCCTCTACAAGGACAAAGCGGCCTACCAATCCACATCTTTGGCAGCCCGCGGGGCTGAGGAGATCGACATGACGAAAGAAGAGCTCGAGGCCCTGCTCGCCGCCGCGATGGGTCCGATCAACACGCAGATCGCCACCCTGGGCGCATCGCTCGAGGCGCTGAAGGCCAGCGCCGCCGCGCCGCTCCAGGCGAACAAGGACATGCGCGAGCGGATCGCGCCGCACGCTGCCCGCCTGCGCGACTGCGCCGCGTCGATGGAAGCGGCCGGCATCGGCCTTCACTCCGAGCATGGCCACGTCCGCGTGCTGCACCACATGGCGGCGCACATGGAGGCGGCCGCGGCCCGCGGCGAGGTGCCATACATCTACCGCGATCACGACTGGACGTTCCGCGCCGGCGCCGACAACCGCTCCGCCGCGATCGGGCCCCTCAAGATCGAGGAGAGCCCCGCGTTCAAGGAACTGGCGAAGCAGATCACCGACTTGTCGGCGTCGATCGGCACGCAGCTCGCCGACCTGAAGGCGGCAGCCTTCAAGGCGGCCGAGGCACCAGCGCGCAAGACCGTCTCGGCCGAATCCCTGCAACTCCTCGCCAAGGGGGGGATCGCTGAGGCTCCGAAAGACCCCATGACCGAGCATGCGGTCGACAAGATGCTCGAGGCCGCGGGCATCACCAGCACGGAGAAGCGCATCGCCGCGAAGCTCCAGCTCGCCCGCGACGGCCTGATGGTCCGCGCTCACTGACCGCGGCGCCCGCCCCACGACGCACAGAAGGATCACCGACATGAACCGTTCCACTCGTTGGCAGGCCGAGGCCGTGGGCTTCGACCATCCGGCCGTCGTCCAGCTTATGGCGGCGGCCGACTACAGCGGCCCAGGTGCACTCGAGGTGCCGGTGTTCGAGCGCGAGATCGTCGACATCATTCGCCGCGAATCGGTGGCGCTCGAACGCACCTCGCATGTGCCGGCAACCGGCCATCCGCATCGCTATTTTGAGCAGACCGCCATTGCACAGGGCGCTCCGACCGACCCGCGCAACATCTCGGCGACCCCGACTGGTCCCACCCGCCAGGAGCGCGCCGCCTTCATCAAGGCGACCGTGGCGCAGAGCAACCTGTCGCTGTTCGACCGCGACGTCACGGAGCAGCAAGGCCAGTTTGCCGCGCTCCAGGCGAAGGACGTCGAGGATATCATTTCCGGTATCGTCGTCACCCGCGCCCAGATGTTCTGGGCGGGCACCGACACGTCGCTCCTCATTCCGACGACGCTCCAGTGGGTCGGCGCGCTAGAACAGATCACGCTGCAGGCGACGATCCCATTCGGCTCGTCCATCATCGACGGCCTCAAGACGATGGTCGCGGAGATGGTGGCCGACACGGCGCACAGCGCGACCTTCAAACCGCGCCCGACGGCGATCTATCTGAACCCGCTTCTGATCGACAAGATCGAGAAGGAAGCGAAGGCATCACACATCGAGTTGAAGACGATGAACGTCACGGTTGGCGTGTCGGTCAAGGCGATCGCCACGCAAGCCGGCGACCTTCCCCTGATCCCCGACCCCTATATGCCGACGGATACCGCCGCGAAATACGGCTTCAACGCGCCAGCCAGCGGCTACAGCAACTATTACGCCGTGATCACAACCGAGAACCTCCTCGAGATCCCCTATATCGGCAAGGGAACCGAGGGCAAGCCGCGCATCTTCCAGCTCGGCCTGGTCGGCAATCTGTCGGGCCAGTTCGTCGGCGTTCAGTTCGACGCGCTGGTGGTCAAGGGCTACTCCTATGCTCACGCTACGGTCGCCGTCGTCGGCACCTGACGCGCCTGACCCCTCTATCTCGGCCTGATTTGTCACGACCGCCGGCAACCCCGGCGGCCCTTCCTTTGCTCAAGGGGTAGCGATGAA